AAGAGATAAGATGTTTCCAGCACCCGGTGCTCGCGCCACCACACTGAACTGAGATTGCCGTGTCGAGCGTTCCTGCTTGATAGATGCCGTAATCGTCAATATTCAACCCATAACGGCGCGGAACAGCGCTTGTTGTTGCGTTGTTCTGGGACATTCCAATCTCAAAACCGATCATATCTGGGGCTGATCCGGCCGCTCCGACTGTGACGGCAGCCGTAGTGCCGTATAGTCGGCTTAATCCGGTATACTCTTGATCAACACCAGAAGAGATTGCGTCAAGGTCGCTCGTCGTCGTCGTCGCGGCGCTAGTGACGATGCCGACCGATAGTGTGAAGGCTTCCGTACCAGAATACCCTGCTCCAATTGTCAGCGTCTTTTGCTCCATCGCGAGGATTGGGGTTATCCCCGTCACGGCCGCACCGAACGTGGCAAATGTTTGATTCAGATAAACAGGAGTTGCATAAGACCCTGCGGTTGGGCCAGTTTGTGAGATTGCGAGACCTTGCGTAGTTGAATTAGTTGGCGGCCCAATCATCAATTCCGCAGTAGGTGACGTAGCCCCCGGTCCAATGCCTACATTGCCGGCAATGGGATTGAGAAGAAGGTTTCCGGCGCTCACCCCGCCGCCCGTATAAGCTTGAATTTCTGCGTAGGTATTGCCAGTCGACGCTCCCATAAGAATGTTGAGAAAACTACCGACACTCCCAGGTACAAAATCGGTCGTTATTGGACGCAGCAAATTACTAGACTCAATAACACCTGTTTGAGTAAATCCAGGGCCTCCATTATAAAGCAGCGTCGCCGGAGCACCGGGGAACGTCATGGCGTTGCCGCCAATATTCAGCGGATTTGGGAGGCTATTAATGGTATTTTGATTTACAAACGCCGTGCTGGCGCAGGCGTTGGAGTTGTCGCCAACCGGACGGGTGGGGCAGGTCTGGGCGGCGGCCGGTGTGGCGAGGAGCAATGCGCCGAGAACGATGAGTTTCTTGAGATCACACATGGCTGTCAGTCACCGTTAGAGGGTTGCCAGTCGCGGATGCAGCGAAGGCCTGCCATTGGCCTTGGCATTCGCCGGTGAAGGTACGTGTGCCACCGTTGGCGTAGATGCGATAGCAGCCACCGAGGGCCGAGGTGGTTGGAGTCAAGGTGGAATTGGTGATTGAAGTGGGGATCAAGTTATTCGCTTGCACCAAACTCGGTGCCACAAAGACATCCACCGTACCCGGATTGTCGAAGGTGATCTGTGTACGGTATTGATCGGCAGGGGCCACCACCTGCGGGGAGGTGGTTAGATTGTTGAATGCATAAACCTTTCCGCCTGAGGTGGGGCCGATTGGAGATGCACTGAAACCAGAGGTGGTGGCCATGGGTTAGACCCTTCGCTGGGTGAGGAGGTCGGCCATTGCCTTGGATTGGGCGGCGATGGCGGCGACTAGATCGCTGAGACCTTCGACCTGGACCGTGGAGGGTTTAGCCTCAAGGTCCGACTTCTCAGCCTCGAACTTATCGACGAGGGACTGCGAGTAGGTGACCTCGGCTGTTTCAGGTTTGTAGGACCATTGGGCTTCGAAAGATTTGGAGATCTCAATGGCTTCGTCGTCGATCGGGGACATACCGGGAGTGGGATCGCCGAGGAACTCGATGTCGGACTTCTCGCCCTTGCCAGGAAGGCAGACGATGACTTCGCCGTCTGAATTATCCCGATCACCCCAGCGGGTAGTCCAGTCGCTGGGGTCCTTGGGGTCGAGCAAGCGGGGAACATGGAATCGCTTGCGAACCTGTTTGCCGGTGGAGCGGTTAACTTCGGAGTATTCCCATTCCACCGGGTCCACGGTCTGGAGATAGTGGGCTTCGACTAGTTTCCAACGCGCCATGTGGTTATTCCTCCGTCCAGGTGATTTGACCGTTGAGAGATGCGGTGGTAGATACAGCACCAAAGTTGACGCAGAGTTGCTGGGTGGAACCCTTGACTAAGGTCGGCACCTGTACATTGTTTTCAATATCTCGGCTCCAGTCGAAGACGGTCATGGGAGTGGGGGCACCAACCGTAGTGGCGACCACGCCTAACATAGCAGAGTCAACATAGACAGGCGACGAGTCGTTGATGGTGGGGACCGCAGTGTAGGAAACCAACGCTGCTGTAGCGGAGGCATTGGTGGCGAGGCCGGTGTCACGAGAAGCGATCTGTGTGGTGATGCCAGGGTTGGCGGTGGTGGTGCCGATGGTACCACCAGTGTCAAGCGAGACTCGGCGGACGACTTGAATCGGTAGAGAAACAGCCGTGCCAGAACCACCAATTACAAGGCGGTCAACACGAACCGTCTTGGTTGAGGAGGCTGCAATACAGAGAACGTCAGTGGCCGAAGCAGGTGGGACAAGACCGAAGAACGAAGATGAATAAGTGACCTTGGGCAGGTAGCCGGTAGTAAGGCCAACCTGTTGAACAGTATTGACCTGGGCGAATGCTGGGGCAGCGAGCCCCAGCATCAGCGCCGAAGTGAGAAGAAGTTTCTTCATGGCGCTGGGCTCCTTAGTTGGCGACAGTGATACCGGCTTGGTAGCCGGAGAGGTATGGACCCTGTGAGCCAACCTGGTCGAAGCGGTCGATGACGAGGGCGCCATTGACGAGGCCGGCAGTGTTGGCTGAGCCCACGACCACGTAACCGAGACGTAGATAGCGGGGCATAGCTTGACCGGTGGCTGGACGAGGCACGTCGCAGTCAAGGAGTCGAGCGCCGACCACTAGATTGGCAAGAGCAATGACTGGACCGGAGACCATGGTAGTCCAGTCGGTGGCGTAGGGGGCGCCGCTGCCGTTGTCGTGGGTACCCTGCAGGATGATCTGGATGCTGGTGAGGGTGTTGAAGGCGACGGTGACGTCGACCAGAACCTTGAGGGCAGGGTCGTCGCCCACACCGATGTCGCGTGCGCCACCACCAGCACCGGTTGCGTTGGTGCCTGAGGAGGCGGGGAGACCGGCCATGCCAAGGTCAAGGACGTTGGCCGAGTAGGTCGTGCCGGAGGTGGGAAGGTCGGTGTAGGTGCCGAAACCCACGCCGCCGGTTGAGCCGTTAGAAGTGCCGGTGAAGAGAAGCAGTCCGTCGATGATCATTGTGGGTTCTCCTTAAACCACTTGAGCTTCGTTATTGAGGATGGCGTCCACCGTGCGGACGACTTGGCCGCGGAACGTAGTTACCACCTTACCATCAAATTCCTCCAACCTCAACAGCACATTAGTTTTGTTCATTGCCTGTAGGTCCAAATAGGTCCGGACCACTCGGTTGCAATAGATAGCAACCCGGCCCATGTTGGCGCGGACCTCAGGAGTGTCGGAGGTCTGGATCGAGGTGGCAGCGGCTGGGGCGGTGGGCAGGCGATAGAGGCCGCGGACTAGGAGGTTGATCAGGTTCGCCGCCGAGACACCGGTTAGTTGGGTCACATCGATGTTGGCGATGCGGACGACGTAGCGCCAGTCGCGGAGAACCAGGCCGATTTCCCATTTGAAGTGATCGCGATAGGCTTGATAGGTGTTGCCCGAGGCGTCTGAGACCGGCCATTCACCCATGTCGCGGTGCTGGAGACCGGTGATCTTGCCCTTGGGGAAGGTGCCGTGGAGAGTGTCGTTGCCCCACGTGGCGATCCAGATCGAGGTGTTGGTGGAAGAGGTGCCACCGCCATCGAGAACGTTATTGGCGGTTTGGGAGTTGGAAGTGTTCTTCGTGCTGTATCGAGGAGCAAAACCAGTAAAGCGTTCAGGGTTCACACCCTGGTTGCCGTAGATCAGGGTCGAGGCAACCTGTTGGGACATACCTTCGAGGAAAGCCTTAACCTCAGAGAGTCGAAACTCCGGGGTATTGCCATTGAGATCGGCAATGTCCTTGTCGATAACCGCATAGGTCTCGAGGTTGCCGCAGGTATCGACAATCTGCGCCGTGGTCGACTTGGCATTCGGGACGCCGGTGTTGAGCAAGCGCCACGTGCCCTGAATAAGGCCGGTGCGGACGGTGGTCTTATGACCGGTAGGGAGGTTGCCTTCCATGACGAGCATATCGTCAAGGATTTCGTTGGTCTGAGAGAGGAGTTCGATGATGGAGGCGACGCGGTAGCCGTCGTCCATGCGTTTGGCCCAATCACCGTACGTGAGAGCGGTTGAGCCGATATTTAGGGTAGCCATTAGGTTTGTCCTTTCATTGGGAGTATACTGGTTCGGCTCATATCCAGTCTGGGCGGTTGCCGTTCATCCCACAACGGGGCCTGGGTGGTGAGTGGATGCAGATTTGATTACTGGTCGGTTCTAGCCAGCGACGGATACATGGCCTGCGCAAGGGTTGGCCGGTGAGTTTGACCACTGGCAACTTGACCATGGGGGCTCGGGCTGCCACCAGTGACAGGTTTGCCCTCGATGACTCGCTGTGATAGTTTCCAAAAGGCCTTGACGAAGGCTGGATTGTCACCAGCACCGGTTAGGTCCATAGCTGTTTTGAAATCTTGAATGAGCTTGGCGTCGTTTAGAGTATCTAGGGCGCGGCCAACATCAGCCTTGATGGATTCAAGCTTACCGCCCATTTCGGGATCGGACCGAACCTCGGTGACCCACTTCTCGCGCATGGCTAGGACAGCCTTGGCGCCGGTGTCAGCGACCGCTTTCATTTGCTGGTTGTAAAAGTCGACAAGTTTGTCGGCAGCAGCTTGTGAGAGACCAAGTTCTCGGAAGATGGGAGTGGCGGCGGCGATGACGGTGTCATCAAGCGCTGCACCCTGCGGAGGCTTGAAGTCGTATTTGTCTGGGGCGCCGCCGGTGGGTTGAGTGGTTGTGTCATTGGGTTGGCTCAGGTTCGTAGAGGTTGAACTCGGGTTCGGCTCCGTCTGGGTCTGGGTCACCGGCGGCGCTGCGTCCTTCAAGGTCCCGTCTGGAGTTCTGGCCGCTTCGGTATTCGCTGCGGGCGGCTGCGTGATTGAGTCGTTCATTGGCTTCCTTTATCATTTGAATGTACTGGTTGGGGCAGTGCTGGGAGATTTCGGCGAAGATACGGAGCCCGACGTTGCGTTCGCCTTTGAGATAGGCTTCCCGATAGGGGTCGCCGGAGAATGGATCCGAGAACAGATGGCTGTCTTCGAGGAAGTGATAGAACCACGTCCTACCCTGGACAGTGCTGAGGGCGGCTGTGAGGAATTCGATTCGGTCACGCTCGATACGTGCAGCGGCTTTCTCGGCTTCGCGGATGTCTTTGCGGTTGGAGGCGTCGTACATTATTGTGCACACAAATCGTGTTTAAGATATTCGCAGCCAGCAACAAGAATATGTTTCTTGCCATAGCCACGGCTCAATGTAAAGACGCAGTCATCACGGTGTACAGTTATTATACCTATGGCTTGCAGATCACCAGAGCGAGCTTTATCAAGCTGCTGCTCAAGAATCTCGACAATGTCTGGATTTGCCCCGTTGGGTTCGGGCGGTGTTATTCCATTAAGGCCGATGACGTTTGACATTAGTCTGGATCCCAGTTGGTTATTATGAGACCGATGGCGATTAGAATGGCAATGACGATGCAACTAGAGACTAGGTCTGTCATTGTCCTTGGCCTCCGCCTTGACCCAGCATGGCCTGGAGGGCGTTCTGGCCACCACCAACGTCGGTGCCAGAGAGGTTCTTGGCACCTTGAGAGAGTTGCTGAGCGATCTGGGCTTGTTGGGCTTGTTGCTGTTGCTGAGCACGTTGTTGGCGGATCTGCGCGAGTTCCTCGGGGCTGCGGATGATCTTCGGACTATTATTGAGTAGGCTAGAGTATTGATCAATGGCTTCGTCGGTGTCGATGTTATCCATGACTTCAGGCTTTACTCCAACCAAGCCGCCGGTCAACTGGAGTAGCCTCTCGATGCCAGCAGCTGCTGTGGCCTTCTGGGCTTGGGCGAGCATCGAGACGAACTCGATGTTTAGCATATGGCCCTGGATTTCTGGTGGAGGTGGGGGAAGGATTCCGGCTCGGTTAGCGATAGCGAAGACTCGTTCGACGATGGGTTTAAGGACCTCGTCATCGATTCGTTCGAGGACCGGACCGAGCATAACGAGGGATTACGACTTACGGAGGTCCCACTCGACTGCGGTAACATTGCTGCGAGTTTCATATTGGCTGGCAACTCGGAGGATGTCATTGAAGAAAACCTGACTCAATCGCTGCTTGACCATCTCGAGGTCGGCAGTGATTTCTTGGACTGGGAACTTCGATTCATAGACACTGGCAAACCCAGGCTTGCCGCCCTGGGAGAAGCCTGAGACATAGGTTATACCACCGGGAGTGAGGTTGGCGGGTTGGTTCTTGAGTTGGACGTCGGCCACCAGCGGAGGGTTGACCATCTTGTCGATGGCTTGGGCTTTGCGTCTG